GTCCAAAGTAAGTTTGACGGTGGGGTTGGCTTTTATTTCGGAGTCTCTCTCGCAGAAGCCGATCAGACCTTTCGCATGATCCGGGATAACGCTAGGCGTTTCCGTAGGATCGGTGAGAGTTTGGTCGCCGGCGATATCAACAAGGCCTTTCGTGTTGCTCTGAACGGATCTTCCGCTCATCACATTCGAGGTCTTCGTGGATTGAAGACGGCCAGTGATAACTACCTATTGTTCATGTTCGGCGTTGTTCCGCTCGTTGACTCTGTCATCGATGCGGCGCGTCACTATGGATATAAGGCAGCTCGTGCTAAGGTAACAAGAGTTTCAGCAAAACGTGAGCTCGGTGCATCGGAGCCTGGCCCTGATCATGGTTTTTGGACCCAACGGGTATCCAAGACCATTAAAGGGCAGGTTATCACGTACATCGATACTGACGAGCTGACTGATGAAGAAGGCGCGTTTGATCTCCCAAGTATTCTCTGGGAGCGCCTTCCGTATTCGTTTGTTGTCGATTGGTGGTTCAACGTCGGTAATTACCTCACCGCGCTACACACCAGTCGGCTGACATCTGGGTCGCGATTTTGTCGCACCAAGACGACTCGCTACAATGCTGGGGAGTATGGGAGTGGTTCGATATATTCTATATCTACTATATCTCCGTCTTCTTTCAGCACAGTCGAAGTCGAACGAACTATCAGCAGCGTGCTCGCTGTCCCTCCTCCGAAGATGAAGCCTTTGCTTCACCCCAAGTCCGAGGTCATGCTTACGCACGCACTCGAAGCCATTGCGCTTATCACACAGAAGAGTCATATCTTCAAGCCCGCTTTTTCAAAACTCGGGCTTTAGCGCACTGTTCATAAACCTTTCTAAACTGGAATCAAAATGGCTAATATCGCCAACATCGTCGTCTTTGACGGCGCTGCAACTCCTGTCTCGCACACTCTCGTCCCTGTCGACGTGTCTAAGGACCCGAAGACCGGTGCTATCGTGGCAATCTGGCGTGAACAGGTGGCTTCGCTGCCCACCTACGCCCAGGTTACCGCGACGCTCCGACTCAGTAAGTCGAAGCGGAGTGGTGTGTGGAACACGGACTTCCGTGTCGAAGTCCCCGTGATGGAGTCAGTCAGTGGTTCCAACGCAGCCGGCTACACGGCCGCTCCGCGGGTTGCCTATACCGATACTACCGGTATCTATGGGCATTACCACGAACGCGGCTCGATCGCCGGTCGTCGCCTCAGCCGCCAACTCTGTGTGAACATCAGTAACAATGTCTCCACGAGCGTGGCTGCTGCGACTTCCGGCGTCATCCCCGATCTCATTGACGCTCTGGTAGCACCGACCTAAGTCGGTGCCGCCTTTGTGCCAACCTTCCTTTAATTGGAGGTAGTATGTTTTCTATGAAGACTTGGGATGAAGAGGCCTGTGATGAGACCACCCTCAGACTCGCATCGGAACTCGCGAAGAAGTTCTTCGCGCGGTTGGGGCCAGATGAACCTTATTCGGCGCTTGTTGATTTGCGCCGTTTTGATGTTCTTATGGGTACTGACCCAGCCATTTTCACTAACGCTGAAGCTTGTCGACATTTCGCTGCAGGCGTCGGGCTATTAAAGAAGTTGCCCTCCCTGCCGCTGGGTGTCGATGCAAAGCTATCGGCTGTGAAAAAGTTCCTTGAGGGCGAGGAGCGATGTCGTGAGACTAACCTCATTTTCAACCTATGGAAGTTGGGCAGATTTCAATTTCGCCCAGCCGTTGAGAGCATATTGCATGCTACACAGCGTAAAATCCAGAAGATTGTTGGTGAGGTTCCGGATCCTCATGAGGTCCGGTATCGCTTTAGCCCTGGTGGTGCTTCGACAAGTACGAAGAAAAAAGACTCAGAAATCCGTAGACTAATAACGAGATTGAGTCATTGCAGTGAAGAGTTGGCTGGTGATCCGCTTCTTGGCGAGATCCTAGCGACTGTCCCTGGATTGCAATCATTCCTAATGGAGGATTGTAGTTCTACAGACTCCTTTCTGTTGACCATTCAAAGGTCACGATTGGACTTCGTCCTGAAGGACGCTACAGCGATGCGCATCATAACCATCGAGCCCGACATGAACAAGTTCGTTCAGAATGGGTACGGTGATTCTCTTCGCGCCCGCTGTAAGCGTGCAGGTATCGACCTCAGCGACCAGTCCCGTAACAGGGAACTGGCACGCCTAGGGTCTATAACAGGCGGGATTGCAACCGTCGACCTTACCAATGCTAGTGGACTTCAAGCCCTTGGGCTTGTTGAGCACACCTGGCCCCCGGACTGGTTTGAGACGTTAGTCTCGATCCGGTCTGGGTACACTGCTTATGAAGGTACAACTTTCCATATGCAGGCGTATGCCGGGATGGGCAACGGAACGACTTTTCCTGTCGAATCCATCACGTTTCACTGCCTCGCTGAGGCAACGATGGAGTATCTAAGGATCGTCGGACCGATTTCCACTTATGGTGATGATATCATCATCCCAGCCGCAGGCTTCCAGTTCTTTCGCGATGTCTTGCGAGATCTGGGCCTTGAGGTGAACTCAAAAAAGAGTTTTGCTCATGGTCCCTTCCGGGAAAGCTGCGGCGCAGATTGGTATTCAGGATATGCAGTAAGGCCTGCGTTTCTACGCGGTAACATGTCATACCGGCGCCTCTATCTCCTCCACAATCATTATTACCGTTGTGGAGACTCTGAGGCAGCTGGATGGTTCTTAGACTTGATTCCCCATGATTTTAGGGTCTTCGGACCCGATGGTTATGGAGATGGTCACCTTTTGGGTGACTGGGAAGGTAAAGTCTACTATCACAGGACATCCGAAGTTACACTTGCTAAACGCTGCAAGTGCGACCTAATTGGAGTTCCCCATGGTAGGGAATGCTACACTGCGAAGACGGCTAAACACCGTACAAGCATGTGGACATTCAGAACATATGGTCAGCAGACGCGCACGAAATACTACGCGTCCAAGGTGGATTACCTTATTCCATCTTATTCCATATACATTGGCGCCAGGCTCCTTAAGGACGACCACTCTGCACCCAGGTGGGTGCCCTCT